AATTGAAACATCAGTTCTGCTTGTTGCATCTTTTGCAACAGAAACCATCATATTTCCACCGCCAGCCGCACTGTAAACAGTAGAAGTTCCTAAAAGTAAACGCCCAGACGAATCTAAAGTCATTTGTGTGGTATCAGCAGTTTTAAATAAAATTGATTTTGTTTCTTTCATATTTAACAACGCATCTTCACCACTTGTTATTCCAATTTGAAAACCGTCACCCGCTGCTGTGCCTGTTGTTGTGTTTGTAAACTGTGCAATAGACTTATCAGAATCATCTTGATGTACATGAAGATTACTAGCAGGCGAGGTAACACGAATACCAAGATTAGTTGTTGTATGGATTGTTCCACCTACATGTAAAGCTGTTTGTGGTGATGAACTTTTTATTCCAACACGATCATTCCCCGCATCTATAAAAAGTAAATGAGTTGATGAGTCTCCTTCAACTCTAAAATCTGTATCTGCACCTGTTTCATTAAAAGTAATTTCTGAAGAATCTATTTGAAATCTACCTACACCGCCTGTAGCAATATCAAAAGTGTTAGCTGCACTAAAAAACACGCCTGTATCCAAATCTCCTCTGTTAGAGAGAGCGGGGGTGCTTGCACTACCATCCTCAAGAGTTATAGTTCCATCAAGCTGCATTAATTCTATAAATGCATTATTTGCGGCATTTCGTATTTTTAGTGTATTAGTAGAAGTATCAGCCCATAACATAAAAGGTGCTGTATCCGCAGGCGCAGTTGAATTTGCATTGAGAGTTTGAATTGCAGCTAAGGCATTATTAATGTCTGCCCTAACAGCAGCACCAGTTCCATTTGCAATATTATAATCATGTGTTGCCATTTAATTAAATACTAAATTATTCATATCTTAACCTTAACTAACCGCCTTTACCAAAACCTATTGCAGTATATTTAAAACTTAAATCTTTGAGACCACTGCTGCTTCTAGTCTCAATAACAAACTGAGTACCTGTAACTGAAGTTATATTAAAAAAATCACCACTTGCAGCACCTTCAAGTGTTATACCGATACTTGGCAAAAATGCACTTGTTGATCCACCTAATGAACCCGTACCAGTGAAGAAAGGATCTTGGAACGTGACTGTTTTGGCAGATCCGCTTGTGCCGCAATTACTTGCAATAGCTGTATTAACCGTTTCTGTTCTTCTTTTCACACTTGCTTCAAAGCCTAATTCAGTTACATTTATAGTCTCATCAGGATCACTTGATGTCATTTCAACTTGAAATTTAAATCCTCTTGCAATATATTCACCATTAGCAAAAGTGTTAAAAGGACTAAAAGGACTACTGATATTACAATTACCACTTGTTGTTATGTTGTTTCCAGAACTGTCTTTAATTTTTATAAACTCTAAAAGACCTGTACCCTGTGGAAGTTGTGAATTTTCTGGATCTAATTGATTTATAGTTGTATCAACTATTTGCAATTGAACAGTTCCCAAAGGAAACTCATTTTGTACTCTAAAATCAGTGTCTCTACCTACTAAGCCACCTGTTAAAAATACAATTTTTACAGTATCACCTTTTGCTCCTTGACCTAAGACATAGCTTCCTTCACTTAATCCTCCATGATCTCCATCAGTGAAAAACCTTAAAGCTGTACCAATGCTAAAATATTTTGCAAATTTTCTTTTTGCTTTTAATACACATACATTTGAATTAGTGACGGATGCAACTTTTAAAAACCCATCATCTGCTGTACCACTTGTAAAATCTACTCTAAAATTATCACCTACAGACGCACCATGACTATTAGCATTTAATGTTATAAGATCCTGTGATTGAGAATATGTAGCTGCCGTTGAGATAGCTGGATCACCTTGACTTGTACTACATAATAATTTGGCATTACAATTCTCAGCAGCAGCACCATCAAAATCTGACATATTGTCTATAAAGCTTAATCTTGAATCAAATAAATCATTAACAATATTTGCAAAAGTGACAAACCTTCTTTTAAGAGTTAAATTAAATATTGCACCGAGATCAACAATATTTTGAAAATCGTAAAATCCTAAAGGTTGAATATCGCCTGTTAAAAAGTCAAAACTACTTAAAATATCAATATTTGGTACATTATCAAAAAAATTACTACCGTCTAAAACTAAACCATCTAAATCAGAATTAAAAATTGTTCTTGTTTTTTCTCCTTGAAATTTAGGATCTGTAGTATCTTCTCTTTGAGTAAGAATAACTTGATGTGGTTGTGGGTCAGGTTGTGTAACTATTATCTTTGCTGCATTTTGTGATCTTCTTCCACCATCATCAACGAACTTTACACTGTACGTACCTGTTAATGCTGGAACAAGTGTTTCACTGATATTTCCAGCCAATTGAGGAATAATATCTGTGCTATTAACAAAAGTAGCCAAAGCTCCTGTAGATGGTGTATGCCTTACTTGTACTGAACCACCATGAATTACATCTTTAGCTTTTGCTGGTGTAAATCGTAATCTTATGAACTGGTCAGAAACAGGTTCTACTGTTAAATTAGTAGGATCTTCTGGTAGTTCTGTTTTTCCAATTGCATTAAATGTTATTTCGTTTGGAGCATCACTTAATTTATTTATTGTATTAATAGAAAATACTCTTATAACAAATCTTCCATTAGAAATATTATCAATCGAAAATTCAGTAGATTTTAGCTGTACATTTGTAAAATTAGAATTATTAAAATTATGTTGAAGAAAATAACCAATAGCACCTTTTACAGAGGCAAATTGTATATTTAGTCTTGATACCGCTTTATTATTTATAACAACAATTTCTTCTGTTGCAGAAAGGCTTGTTGGGGCTGCTAATTTTTGTGTAATTAAAGTAAAATTTTTAGTTGGCAAGGCTGTACCATCTTCAACAAAATCGTATTTACCAGTATTATGTGATGCTGCTGTAATACTGAATGTAAGATTCTCTTGTTCCTGTACGTTTACAACTCTCCATGTAGTAGGTTCAAGTGTTGTATTTTCTATAACCCAAACGCTGTTAGCTTGTGGAACGGAAGAAAAGGCAGAGGAAACAGTGA